CGCTCACCGTCGCCCTCGAATCCCTTCCCACCCCTCCCGTAGCAGGAGAGCCGGAACGGGAAGCGCTGGTTCGTGTCGTCGCCGTCGCCATGACCCCCCTTGACACGACCAAGAGGGTTTCGGTAGGCGGGACGGTTGACGCAATCCTGGCTGCGGGGTACACCAAGCCGCGCACGGTGACCACGGTCGAGGAACTGGACGCGCTGCCGGTTGACACGATCGGCATCGTCTCCCATCCGGGTGGACCAATCGCAGTCCAATACACTGGGCCGCGCGGTTGGTACCTCGCCGCCGATTCGCGCCTGATCAGCACTGCCGAACTGCTAAGAGTTGCCGGTCCAATCACCATTCTCTTCACCCCCAGCACGGAGGTGATCTGATGGCGCTGGGTATGCAGGCGGTTTTCGATGCGATCACGAAGTACCGGACAGCCCGCTTCTTCGAGCCGGACGAGATCAGGGTCAACACGAAGACCCTCGATGCCCTCAAGCGATCGGTGGGGATGAGATTCCCCAGCTTGCCCGGATGCTCATCGATGTTCGGGATTCCCGTGGTGATTGATGATCGGATACCTGACGGCATCGCAATCCCGTGGTCGAACTTGACGGATGGCCCTTGGGAGCGTCCCAAGGATTCACCCCCCACAAGCCCCCAGATCGCCACAGGAGCCACAACAGCCACTTTGGCAACACCCGCACACGCTACACATGAAAACGCCGCAGATGGGCGCAGAGAGGGGCAAGCATGAGGCGCATCGCGTGGCTCGCGGGCGCAACTAGGCGGATGCTGATGCGGCTCGGCCTGATCAAGCGGGAACCATTCACATGCCGCCTTTGCGGGTACTCGGTGCCACTCGTTGGCAGTCGGGAATGGCAGGGAGTGCTCGCCTACGACCACTGGGAAGCGATGCACTACGAACGGCAGGAATCACCCCCCGGAGACGCTCAGCGCCAATCTGAGCGACTTTCGGGCGAATCTGGCACAACTACCGCAACACAGGCCCCAGAGGCCACAGGAGACGACAGGGGGAACGGATGAACGACCTACTCGACGCGGTGGACGCGCTCACCAAGCCAACTCGCCGCAAGATCATCCAGGACAACCCCGAAGGCCCCGAGCCCACACGGGTGGTCCATGTGGAGGACGCCCCGCTACTCGACCAGCTGGACGAAGCGATCCGGTCGAACATGGGCGGGACCACCTTGGGCGCATCTGACCCTAGAACCCGCTCGGTGATGAACCTTGGAGCTTACGAGATTGCCAAGGGCATCGCGGGCAAGGTCAACGGGTGGGCGCGCATGGCAAACGCGACCGTCGATAAGGACTCGTTGACGCACACGCTGCGCGCATGGCACGCCAAGTTCATCGGCACTGTGCACGAAGCCCGCGTCGAAAGCATCTACACGCGAGAGATGGAAAGTTGGGCGGCTCAGATCCTCGACATCCTCGACCCGCCTAAGGAAATGGACTTCGCGCAGAACTGTCCGGTATGCGGGTCTGATTGTTGGTACTCGAAAGCCGAGAAGACCAGCTACGAGCGCCCGCTGATCGTCAGATACCGCCCAGCTGACTCTGGTGTGGTCAAGGATGCAACAGGGCTATGTCGGGCGTGTGGGGCTGTTTGGTCGGCGAGAGAGTTGGCGTATGAGCTGGAGCAGGCTGAACTCGCAAGGGAGGCAAGCGCGTAATCCGACACGCGGGCAAATGCACCGATCACGCGTCAATTCCCGTAGTATGTGAGTTACGCGCTACAGGTGTAACAACTTTCAGTGAAAGGGCCCCCAGAAATGGGGGCCCTTTTCGTGCGCCCAAACACTTCCGCGCGGTCGACAACACGCCCTCAACGGCTAGCCTCACGTCTCAGCTGACCTCACGCCGTCACGTGAACGGGTAGGCCGACACGTTGACATCCGGGCCGCGCGGAACACCTCACCCCGTTCACATGGAGGCAATCATGGCATTCACCAACGCGCTCATATGCGATTGTGGGAGCCAAAAGGACGAAGCGGCCAACGGGCTCAAGACCTGCGCCCACTGCGACACGGGCGTCTGCGTGAAGCGCTGCCCCAAATGCCAGGCGTACAACCAAGGCGTCATGCACCGGATCATCCGCGCGAACACGGAGGCACCATGACGGCCAACCCATTCGCCTGCCCCGACTGCGGGTACGTGTGGCCCGTGATCTCCTTGGCCCAGTCCTGCCGGCACGATCCGAACCGAACGAACAGGTAGGCACTGATGGGCGTGCGCGATGTGATGTTCGTGCGGCACGACGACGACGAGAACATTCGTAGCATCGTCGCCACAGTGGATGACATGGGTTGCGTACTGACCACCATCGAGACCCTGACCTACCTGCTCGAACTGAGTGGATACAAGCCGGTGCGTGCTGCCAAGACGACGAATGACACCCAAGTAACCAAGTTCTAAAGTCCCCGAAAGGACCCCCTGATGCAAAAAGGTGCCATCCAAACCAGTTCGCTCCTGTCAGGGGCGCAAATTGCCACCACCAACGGGGCGGCAGTAGGAACAGGTAACTACAACTCCGCAATTGCCTACCTCAACGCCACCGCCGTAACAGGCACCACACCATCACTGACCGTCACCCTGCAAGACTCACCAGACGGTGTTACCTGGTACGCCGTGCCATCCGGCGCATTCACCGCACTTACTGCTGCAGGATCACAGCGCATCGTCCTAACCAACATCGGTGCATACATCCGTGCGGTAGCGACCATCACGGGCACGACGCCCTCATTCACCGTTGACCTGCAACTCGTGGGCAACAACTAAGCACGATGGCGACGCCATGGCACGCCCGCGCAGGCCAGGTCGCGACGACCCCCGCTACCTAGCCGCACGCCTCGAGCTCAAGAAGTACGACCACACCTGCCACCACTGCGGCTACCCCATCGACATGCAGATCAAGTACCCGCACCCACTGTCATGGAGCGCCGACCACATCGTGCCCACCTCGAAGCTGGCGAAGGACGACCCGAGGCAATGGCACGTGAGCAACCTCCGCGCCCTGCACATGCGCTGCAACCAATCGCGTGGCAACAAGCCCACAGGACTCAACACATCACAGCAGTGGTAGCCCTGCACATGGGTAGACACAGAGCACACGCGCCCCACAGGGGGGCGAGGCACCCCGTACACCCTCACGCACACATCGAACCGGAAAGCGCGCGAGACAGGCGCACACGGACGCGCGAAGGCAAGCGACGGGTGGGGGCCGAAATGTCTACAGCCTGACGCCGCTCAGGACCCGCCAGTCGTCTGCGTACCTCCCCGATGTCCCGAAGTCCCGTAACTGTCCCGCGTCACTGATCGGAGGTCCCGCAATGGACCGCAACTGTGACGTGTGCAAAACGGTGTACATGGCAAAACGGCCGAGCTCAAAGTATTGCTCGGATCGGTGCCGAAAGCGTGCGCAGCGAGGCCCATCTCAGCCGTTCGCACCGCTGGCCGTGGTCGAGTTCGTGGCGCCGGCCGAAGGTAGCCTCACCGCGGCGACTCTGGCCGAGCTGACCGAGGCCGACCGGCTGAATTCTTCCCTGGGTCAGGCGGCGCTACTGCTCGCTCGTCGTCTCGATGGCGGCGGCATGGACACGGGCTCGTCGGTGGCCGCTCTCGTGCGCGAGCATCGCGCCACTCTGGCCGATGCCGTCAAGGATGCGAAGGTCGCGGCGGATCCGCTCGACCAGTTGGCGAGGCGTCGTGTCGATCGTCTCGCTGCCGGCTGATCTGACCGGCGTCCAGTCTCCCCGGTTTTCGTGGGCTCCCCCGTCGTCGTTCAATGCGGCGTCCGAAGTCTTCGACCTCTGCGACCAGATGGGGATGCCGCTTGACCTGTGGCAGCAGACCGCGCTCGAGCTGATGTTGGGCGAGCGTCCGGACGGCAAGTGGTCGGCGTTTGAGTTCGGGCTGATCGTTGCCAGGCAGAACGGCAAAGGTGCGGTGCTCGAGGCGCGCGAGCTCGGCGGGCTGTTTCTGTTCGGCGAGCAGATGATCATTCACTCTGCGCACGAGTTCGCGACGGCGGCTGAGGCGTTCCGTCGCATGAAGAACCTGATCGACGGCACCGCGTGGCTGTCTCGGCGGGTGAAGAAGATTATGAACTCGCACGGCTCTGAGGGTATCGAGCTGATGAGCGGTCAGCGGCTGTCGTATCGCACGCGAACGGCGGGCGGTGGGCGTGGTTTTTCCGGCGATGTCGTCATTTTGGACGAGGCGCAGAAGCTTGATACGGGCCAACTTGCCGCGCTGATGCCTGTCTTGTCTGCCCGGCATAACCCGCAGCTGATCTACACAGGCACGGTAACTGCTGATGCGGCGATTCTGCGCAGGGTTGTGGAGCGTGGTCGCAAGGGCGGCGAGGCTCACATGGCGTTCGCGGAGTGGTCTGCACCCGATGATGCTGACCCGACTGACCGTGAGGCGCAGGCGCAGGCGAATCCTGCGGCGAACATTCGGATCTCGTTCGACTACATCGACGCTGAGCAGAAGGCGCTGCCTGCTGCGGAGTTCTCGATGGAGCGGCTAAGTATCTGGCCGGACGTGGCCGCACTGGGCACGCTGATCCCGATCGCGGAGTGGAGCGCCGGCGGCAAGCCTGATGCGGTCATGCCGAAGGGCGTGCCGATCTCGGTTGGCGTGGCGATCTCCCCGAAACGTGACTGGGCTTCGGTCGGTGTCGCTGGCTTCACCCCGGACGGTGGGATATACGTCGAGGTCATCAAGCACGAGGCGGGCGTCGACTGGCTTCTGCCGTATCTGGTGGGCCTGGTCGAGCGCCGCGCGCCGATGTCCCTGGTTGTGGATCAGGTGGGGCCTGCTGGGACGTTGCTCGCAGCTATGGGCGCGGCCGGGTTGGACGTGCGAACGACTGACACGGGCGCGTACAAGGCGGCCTGTGGCGCGTTCGTGGATGCGGTCAAGTACGGCAAGATCCGCCACCGCGAACAGCAGGCCCTCACGGATGCCGCGAACGGTGTCAAGGAGCGCAAGGTCGGCGACTCATACGTCTACGCGCGCCGAGATTCCGGTGTGCTCATCAGCCCGCTCGAGGCGGTCACTCTCGCGGTTTGGGGGTTGACCCCTGAACAGCGGAAAAAGGAGTTCTTCATGATCGACCTCAACGACATCGACCTGACCGAATGAGTCGGCGTCTGCTGTCCACGGTCCTCGAGGTTTTGGGGGCGCTGCTGCTCGCGGTTGTGTTGTGGCATTTCTCGATCTGGTTTGCCCTCGGCTTCGTCGGTGCGGTTCTCATTTTTGCTTCATGGGTTGTGGACGGAGATAAGCGATGAGCCTTCTGCGCCGCATGGTTTCCCCGTCTCTTGAGCGTCGGTCGATGTCTGACCCGTTCGCCATTCCTGCCCCTGGTTCGTTCGGT